GGGGCTACCGGCGTGCCCCCCCGCCTGCTGGCCCAGCTGCCCCGCCGGTGTTGGCACACCTTTGGCATACCTCCAGCTCGGCTCCTCGCCCCTCGCGATGGCGGCGATGTCCATCCGCAGGTCCTCCTTGGCGCGCTTGCGGGCGCGGTACTCGTCGAGCTTCTGCTTCTTGGCCAGGCGGGCGCCCTCGTCGGCGCCGATGACGTTGGCCATGTAGATCCGCGTCATGTCGAGCGGGCGGCCGGCGGCGGGGTCGAAGCCCTCGAGCATCTCCCTGAGGGTGATCATGACGCCTCACCCAGCTCCCGCTCGAGGGCGGCGATGACCGCGTCCTCGGTCTCGACGGGAATCCATACGGCCGCGCGCTCGACCTCCTGGGACGTCTGGCCCCCGCGGGCCTTGCGGTCCGCGTCGAAGCCGACCTGCTTGCGGCTCCAGTTGCGGGCGAGCGCCCACACGTCGGTCACGGGCAGACCGCTCGGCAGCGTCCAGCCCTGCGCGGCGTAGTGGTCGAAGAACTGGCGGGCGTCGCCCCGGAGGCAGTTGGCGGCGAAGTACGCCTCCACGTCCTCGGCCGACGGGGGCTCGAAGTCATCGGGTGCTTGGCGGGCCGCGCTATAGCCCGCTAGGGCTATCTCCTTCTCCTTCTCTTTCTGTTGGCTACCCCCTTGCCTACCCCCTTGGCTACCCCCTTGGGCGGTGGCGCTGCTACCCGACTTGGCGGCCCTCGCCTTCCCCCCAAGGCTGCCGTTGACCATGGCGTCGATGCGCCCCCTCGCGAAGGTGAACGCCGCCATGGTTGTGGGCTTCAGCTTGGGCACGCAGCCCTCGTAGCCGTAGCGCAGCATCGCCCACGCGAGCGCCATGCCCTCCCTGTCGCCCAGGGCGCGGCAGCCCTCGTAGAAGTCCCTGTTGAAGTTGAAGTTATTCATCCGTCTCACCTCCATGTGATATCGAATCGGTAAAGGCCGCGGCGGCGGCCTGGTCTCGGCCCGGCATGCCGGAGCCGTAGATGTCGAGCGTCGTCTTGACGCTCGCGTGCCCCAGGCGCTCCTGGATGGTCCTCATGTCGAACCCGTTCATGAGCAGCCACGAGGCGTGCGTGTGCCTCAGGGAATGGAACACCGTCTCCTCCGGCAGCCCCAGGTCCCTCACGAGCGACTTGAAGCGGCTCGTCACGGTGCTCGGGCGCGCGATGCCTCCTGCTGGCCCGAAGGTCACCACCAGCGCCGCCGGGCCCTTGCGCGAGAGCCATGTGTCCTGCCACTCCAGGTGGCGCTGCAGCTGCGCCTCCACCGCCGGGGCGAGCGCCACGTTGCGCACGCGCCTGCCCTTGGTGTAGGCCTGCCGGTGCAGCTCGGGGTGCTCGACCGCCTGCCCCGCGACGTGCAGGTCGTGCAGGGCGCGGCGCCAGTCTCGGCGCTGCAGCCCGCAGATCTCCCCGCAGCGAAGGCCCGTGTTGAGGGCGAGGTAGGCCGCCATGGCCTCGGTGCGCCGCGAGATGTTGGCGCCCGAGGCGGATCGCGACGACATGGCGGAGACCAGCGCGCGGGACAGCTCGTCGGTGTCGAGCTCGGAAAGCGCGAACGGCTCCACGGGGTCGGGCGATGGCGCGGGCACGTCGAGCATGATGTCGCGGCCCAGCGCCGGCCGCCACGAGCGGTAGGCACCCTTGAGCAGCGCGTGCATCTTGAGCAGCGTCTTGGGCGACAGCCCCTTGCCCGTCCTGGGCGCGAGCAGCATGCGGTACGCCGCCGACACGTCCCATGGCTCCAGCTGGTCGTAGGGAAGCCGCCCGATGGTCGGCTCCACCATCGTCCTGACGACGCTGCGGTACGTGGCCACGGAGTTGTCGGACAGGCCGTTGACGGGGTCGGAGATGTACATCTCGAGCATCGAGGACAGGCGCTTGGAACTGTCGCGCGCGGAGGAAGGGTCGAACGTGGCCGCCCACCTGTCGCACTCCGCCTGGGCCTGCTCGCGCGTCAGCTCCGCGTCCCACGACCTGTACGGCCTGATCCGCCTGCCGGTCACGCGGTCGGTGCCCATGTAGGGGCGGGCGAACCAGCGCCCGTCCTCCCCCCGCTGCACGACCGCACGCCGCTCGCTAGATGTCGGCATCGACGCCCAGCTCCGCCGCCATGTCGCGGATCTCCCCGCGCGCGTCCAGGTCGTAGTACAGCGCGTCCTGCTCCTCTTCGACCGAGAACCCACAGCGTACCGCGATGGCGATGAGCTCAAGGCGCATGGCGTCCTCGGGGACGCCGGCCCTGACGCCGGCCGAGAGCAGCTCCGAGATGGCTGCATCCGCGAGGACCAGGAGCGAATCCGGATCGTAGGTGCCGACGTGAAGCGATGGGCCGGCATTGCCGTCCGCGTCCACCGTGGCCACCACTGCCTCACAGCAATCAATCGAGTCCTGGTACCGCCACGGGTTGATTTGGACGTCAACCGTGACGTAGTTCTCATCCTCGCTACTCATCCTTCTCCTCCTCCTTGGCGCTCGCCTGCACCCTCTCCATGAGCCACACGTCCTCCTCGCCGGGCTCGAAGCCCGCGGAGAGGAAGATGTCATAGTGGTCGAGCCACGCCTCCGCGTCATCGCCGCCCCAGCGGTTGTTGAGCTGGGCCATGTCCTTGGCCGCCGCCATGAGCCAGCAGCCGGCCTCGTACTCGTTGGGCCTGCACGCCTTGAGGTTGCGGGCGAACTCGTCGCGCACGGCACCGAAGCGCTCCTCGTTCTCGGGGTTGCTGTCGCCGCCCATCGCCACGAGCAGCGCGGGCGGGTCGGCACGGCCCACGCGCACCTCCATCATGAGGTCCTTGGACATGGCAAAGGCACCGGACGCCACGAAGCCGATCAGGCTCCTGTACAGCTCCTCGAGCGCCGCCTTCTCACGCTCGGCCTCCTGCTCGGCCCGGATCTCCTCCTCGGTCTTCTCGGGCTCGGCGCCCGAGCCGTCATCCGGCTCGTAGAGGTCCCAGTAGCTGCCCTTCCACACGGCAACGGTGCCGGCGGCGAACTCCTTCCCCTCGAGTTTCTGGGCGGCGAGGCCGACGTTGGCCCAGTCCGTGTAGTTGAAACCCTCAGGCTGCTCCTTCACGACCGGGATGCCGGCGTCGCCGAAGGCGTCGTAGTCCTCGGCCTTGGCCTCCTTGCGCTCGTTGCGGCGGCGGATGCTGTCGGCCTTGCCTGCCCAGCCCTCGCCGGCCGCCAGCACGGCCTCGATGTCCTTCTCGTCGTCGAAGGCGCTCGCGGCCTCGAGCTGCTCCAGCGTCACCTGCACGCCGGCGTCGATGCGACCGCGCAGTTTGCGCGCGGCGCGGATCTGCCCGGCGGTGGCGCGGCTCGCGCGCTCGATGCGCTGCTCGTCGACGCCCAGCACGAGCATCTGCTGCACGCCGCGGGCGCGCTCCGCCTCGGTCAGCTGGCGCTTGTCGTCGGTGGCGAGCATGGCCACGAGCTCGTTGGCCTCGTCCATGGAGTCGGCCACCAGCGCGAACACCTCGCGGTCCTCCCCGTAGATGGACGACAGCGCGCGGTAGCGGCGCTCGCCGTCGACGATGCGGTAGACGTTGCCGTCCGCCCCCACCCCCGGCGGGGTTGGGATGCCGTTCGGCGGCTCGCCACCGGTCGCCTCGATGCTGCGGGCCAGGGCGCCGATGTCGCCGAAGTCCTCGCGCGGGTTCTGCTCGCTCGGGCGGATGTCGCCCAGGCGCACAGACTTCTTCTCGAATTGCATGTCATTCCTCCTAGTAGTACATCCCGCTCGGCGCGGTCCCCTCGATGGCGCCCGCGACGGCGAGGAGCGCGAGCATCACGACGGCGCACACCACGCTTCGCACGCGCTCGGGCAGCGTGTTCCACCACTCACCGAGCCTGCAGCCGGCATCCCAGATAAGGTCGACCATCACGCCACCCGCCTCGGACGGCGCGGCGGCACGCAGTCGGGCGAGGGCAGCGCCGGCACCGCGCCGCGCGCCATGATGGCGGCGTCGATGTCCTCGCTGCGCACCACCTCGCGCGAGCTGTTGGGGTTGAGCGACGGGTAGCGCGGGATGACCCCCTGCATGACCATCGCGCGGAACGTGACGTTGTCGCAGCAGGCGTAACGCGCGCCCTTGGCTATCGACATCCACATGGCCTTCTCCTTTCATTCGTTGAGCCAATCCCTTGCCGGAGGGCCGCACCGATAGATGCAGCCGGAGGGCGCTCCCCCGCCAAAGGGAGCGGTGCCGCCGCCCCGCCAAGTCGGCGGCGGACACCATATGGGCCGGAAGTAGGGGGTCCGGCCCCGTCGCGCCACGGGCCCCGTGGAATGGGGGCGGTACGGAACCCGTGGGGCGACGGGGGCGGGCCCCGCCTCAGTCGAAGAGCGAGGCAAGCGCCCACGCCGCGATGAACGGCAGCGCGGCCGAGAAGCACACCCGCGCCAGGCCGTAGGCCCCCTGCGCGGTGCACATCCACCCCGCGGCGTCCATCACGACGGCCGAGGCCAGCAGCGCCCGGATCATTCGCGGTCCCCAGACGAGCTGTCCCCGCTGCGGGACGTCGTATCGGACGCGATAAGGTCGGCCACGATCTCCACGTCGTCCGCGAGCGAATCCAGGATCTCGCGGGCGAAGCGGATGTGGGAAGAAGCCACGTCGAGCCTCGCCCGCAGATCGTCCACGTCCTTCAGCTTCACCTTGAGCGTGATCTCGCCCACCTTCTTGCCTTTCATCTCTTCCTCCATCCGGCCTATGCGGCCTCGTCCGTGTTCCAGCCCATCAGGTCGTTGGGTGTGCAGCCGAGGGCCTGGGCGATGGCGTACGCCTTGTCGACACCCGGGACCATCGAGCCGTTCTCGTAGCCGATGATTGAAGATGCCGAGAGCCCCGCCTTGTTAGCCAGCTGCTCCTGAGACATATCGGCTCGAGCGCGGGCAGCGCGCAGGTTCGCGCCAAACTCGTCCTTCGAAAACTCCATTTCGTCCTCCTTCAAAATGTGCGGGTTTCTTCCTGTTGCTTGAAACTATAGGCGGATATCTGCCTATTGGCAAGAGAAAACTTTGCAGAATCTTGCTCATTCTGAAGAAAAGCTATAGGATTCTCGGCAACAACCGTCCTATTTAGGAGGCGTATATGAATCTAAGAATTAGGGAAGTGAGAAAGAACCTTCACATGTCCCAAACGGAGCTTGCCGACGCAACGGGGACGAGTCTGAGAACGGTGGGCTCATGGGAGAGAAGCGAGAGTCTTCCCAACGTCGAGCAGCTCTGGAAGTGTGCAAAGGTTCTGCACACCGACCCCAACGACCTGCTCGGATGGTACGAGGAGCATCCCGAGGACAGGCCGACGGCGCCGGCGGGCGCGGAGGGCGAGCTGATCGCCTGCTACCGGCAGAGCACCGAGAAGAGGCGCTCGAAGATCCTGGAGACGGCACGCGACCAGGCCGAGCTGTCCCAAGCTCAGGCTGCAGCGCCTGAAATCGAAGGGCTGGAAGCGGATCAAGTAAGGTCCGCGTAGCAAGGGTCAGGAGGTGCCCATGGGCCTTTTCAGCTCATTAGTTAAATCGATTTTGACGAGCAATGGAGCGGCGGCAAGCGCATGTACTCCTGACACGGAAGGCGCATCCGACTCTGCCGCCATGCCCGCACGAGATGGCAGGCACCCCGCCGCGCGCGTAATAGACATCGACGGCGATTGCGAGAAGACGGTGTTTGCCTACGTCGGTGCGCCCTTCAAGGGCATCCGGAAAGGAGCCGAGTTCTACGTCGAGCCACTCGGTCACGACATGGTTATCCACAGCAAGTCGACCGGCACGACAGCCGACAGTGCCGAGATGGGCGGCACGCCTCTCTCATACAATGGCACCGCATTCGGATTTACCTACTCGGGACTCGGATTCCTCAAGGAGATGGTGGCGGCCGGCTTCACGTTCCGTCTCAAGGTCAAGAAAACCGGTATGTACTCCCCCGGCGTCCCCGAGCTAGTCAGCCTGACTGCGGAGCCCTGGCTCTTGAAGCAGTGGTGGGAACGCCAGAAGACGCTGACGATTCCCGTTCCGTTCTCCGAGGAAGACGAACTCATTAGACGCGAGGCGCAGCATAGGGCCAGGGTCGCGCAGGTGAGGTGCGGGCGGACAGGCATCGAGCTTGCAAAGGGTTCGCTTGAGGTGTGGATTACCGTTACCGATCGCAACTGGATTGGCGGCGAACTGCCCGGAAAGGACTTCCGCTTCACTCCGTCATTTGAGATAGTCCCGACGCCAAAGGGCTCGTCGGCAAAGCCTCATATCAAAGTGCTTGCCGACGGCAATCCGCTCGTAGAGATTAGTGCCAGGATTATCGAGGCTTACAAGCAGATCTCCGCAAACAGGGAAAGACCGTGCCGTGCCATCTATATGCGGGACTACTACCAAGACGGCACCGACCAGACAAAGCTCTATCTGGTATTTGACTAGACGAGAAGGGCTGGAAGCGGATCAAGTAGGGTCCGCGTAGACCGCGTTATTCAATTCATTTATGGGAAGGAGTGATAACCATGTCTCAATCATTAGCGGAGACCCACGTGGAGAATCTCATCTACGAGTGCGACTGCATCACAGCCGGAAATAAGAGCGCGGACCTCGTACCCAAGGCTCTGCTGGCCCTCGGTGCGCTCGCGAAGCTCTTCGGCGCCTAGGAAACCGCCCAGTACCCGGCAAGAACCCACTCGCCGGTGTCCGGGGACTTTTCGGCGTTGATCTGGTACTCGAACAGGTTTGCCGCATCCATGCTCGCATCGACAAACGGAACCAAGGACCCGTTCACCAGGCGGATGCCCATTGCCTCGACGGTAACGGTGTCCCCGCGCTCTCGGGAGATGAGCTTGGAGCCAAGGGCGACCGGGCTACCCGTGACCTCGTCGAAGATCTGCGGAATGACGGAATCGTCCTCGTACGTGTACGCGCCGACGCTATAGCGAGCCATGGGTACCTCCAGGAGCGGGAATGGTGTTCATCACGATTATGACCCGCGGCGCGGCTAGGTTTTTTCGGTTTTTCCGGAAAAACCTCCAACGGGCGCACCGAAACGCCAGTTACTCCACCATTTTCCTAACCCCACGAAAATGGGCAGGCGGCTGATTAAGTTGTTGCAGAAAGCGCAACGACTGATACCAAACGAAGAAACCCCGTGCGGCGATCTTGGCTGATCCGTGTGGTCATTATTAAAACTATAAATACTTGCTATTTTACTTGATTACTAACTATCAACTGTTTATAATTAAATTGTCGAAAGGAGGAGAGATGCCCAAGGAGCAGGAGCCCGCGCAGGTGCTCAAGCGGTTCAAGAAGGAGGGTTGGACGCTCTACACCGGCAAGGGCAGCCATGTGGTCGCGCGAAAGGACGGGATCCAGATCAGCGTGCCCACCTCCAAGAAGGAGATACCGATAGGGACGTACCGAAAGATAGCTAAGACGGCGGGGTGGCTCTAGCCCCGCCCCCTTGGGGGTCGAAAGATATGAAGACATACGTTTACCAGGCGGTGCTCACACCCGACGAGGACGGCGGCTACGACGTGGAGTTTCCCTCACTGCCGGGATGCTTCACCTGCGGCGACACGATTGCCGAGGCCGCCGAGCAGTCCGTGGACGCGGCGAGCACCTACGTGGCCGCGCTCGTGAAGGACGGTCTCGCCGTGCCTGAGCCCGAGTTCATCGAGCCCGCAGACGGCGGGCTCTCCATGATGGTCGCCTTCTCCACGGACGAGGGGTACATCGTGGAGGGCGAGACGGTCTCGGCGGCCGAAGCCGCGCGCAGGCTCTCCGTCTCCCCCGGCAGGATCACCCACATGCTCGACTCGGGGATCCTTACGGGCTACCGCAAGGGCCGCCGCACCTACGTGACCGTGGAGAGCATAGCGGCGCGTCTGACCGACACGCCCCGCTCGGGCAGGCCCAAGCGCCGCGCAGTCGCGTAGCCGGCCTCAACGCAAACAAAAAGCCCCGTGCGGCAATCTTGGCGGATCCGCACGGGGCATATGCCCTCCGGCAAAAGGGAAAGGCAGGACCATTATATGGCAACCAACGATACTTCAAGGTCAAAACTCGGCTCCAAGCGCGAGGTCGCGCCCGGCAAGTGGGTGATCCGCGTGCAGGCGGGCTTCCGCGCGGACGGCCATGTGCGCCGCGTGTCGCGCACCGTATACGGCACCGAGACCGAAGCCGATATCGCCATCGCCCAGCTCGCGCAGGAGCTGGGCGTGTCCCAGGCGGCGCACGCGGGCGTGACGCTCGACATGTACTACTGGGGAGTTTTCCGCGACTCCCCCAGCAACCGCGGCAAGCCGCGCTCCCGCGCGAGCCTGCGCGAGTACGACGGCCAGATGTGCAACTACATCTCCCCCGTCCTGGGGAGCATCGACATCTCCGAGATAACCCACGACATGATGCGCGCCTGTATCAAGCGCTCGGGCGCGCCGGCCAAGACCAAGACCACCCTGCGCGCCGTCATGCGCCGAGCCTTCGACGACGGCTGGGTGACGGTGGAGCCCTTCCGCCGTCGCGTCATAGCGCCCAAGGCCAAGCAGGCGCCCGTGGAGCCGTGGAGCATCCCCGAGGCCGCCGAGGCGCTGCGTAGGCTCGCTGCCAGCGACGACCGCGCCGATCTGGTCATGAACGCCTACCTGATATTGGGCCTGAGCGGCCTGCGCAAGGAGGAGGCGCTGGCGGTGCGCCCGCGCGACCTCAAGGCAACCACGACCTACGACTTCGCCACGGGCCAGCCGACCGTCTCGGAGTACATCGAGGTCTGCCGCGCGTACACAGACGAGGACGGCGTGAAGGAGACCAAGAACGCCCATTCCGTGCGCACCGTACCGGTTTTATTGGCGGGCCGCGAGCGCCTGCACCAGATCATGGACGAGTTGCGCCCGAGCATAACCGTCGAGGGCGGCACTTCGGTTACGGACCAAGTGCGGGAGTGGAGCGGGCAGCGCATCGTCAACATGCGCGGCGACAACCTCGTGCGGGCGTGGCGGCGCATGTGCGCACGCCATGACCTGCGGTATATCCCTCCCAAGGCCCTGCGCCACACGTCCGAGACCATCATGGCGGCGACCGAGGTCGACCCGCTGAGCATCATGGATCTGCACGGTCATACGGACCTGGGGACAGATTACCGTCATTACATAAAGCCGGGCCTCGCGGAGCGCGAGAAGGCCGCCAGGCAGGTCGGGCGCGCCCTGCAGATCGTCGAGGGCGGCGGCGCGGACGGCGGTTTTAATGTCACCGGTCGCAGCGCCGAGACGCTCTAA